ATTCACTGCCATATCAGAACACTACGGCAAGGACGTGCAGGGACTGACCAGGATCATGAACAGGTACATGACGGCCATGACCCGGGAGATACTGGCCAACAAGGGAACCATAGACAAGTACATAGGTGACGCACAGATGGCGTTCTGGAACGCACCACTCAAGGACACAGACCACGCCGAGAACTCCGTGAACACCGCCATCAAGATGCTCAAGAGTCTGGAACAGTTCAACGAGGAAATGCGACAGGAAGGCATACCGGCCTTTGGAATGGGCTTGGGCATAAACACAGCGGAAGTCGTCGTGGGCAACATGGGATCAGACCAACGTTTCGACTACACCTGCCTGGGTGATGGGGTCAACCTGGCCGCGAGGTTAGAGGGACAGTCAAAGACTTACGGTGTGTTGATAGTGCTGGGGCCTGAGACGGCAAGGCAGGTCATGCACAGCATTGACGTTTTCGAACTGGACTGCATAGCGGTCAAGGGCAAGAAGATCGGCGTCAAGATATACACGGTGGCCAAAGAGACCGAACACCACAGGCATTTCCTGGAGGCATACTACGGGGGTGATTGGCCGGAAGCCATCAAGAGACTGGACACGGCCGTGACAATACATCCTGAGATGGGGCAGTACTACGCCAACATGAGGGATAGGTTGGAATCCGGCAAGCCCGCAGACTGGTCCGGAACATTCCAGGCCACTACAAAGTAGTTCTTATAATTGCTTCTGCCAGTGTTCTGGCCACGGTTCTGGTTGCTTGGGTGATTTTTCATTTACAGAGACCACGGCCTGCATCTCAGGTGTTTCATCCCAACAGCAGTCGTCACGAGAAACACAATTACTTTCAACATAGATCTTCTTAGTCTTCTTTTTGTCTTCGTACATTGTATTGTTTCCTTTTGTAAATTAATTTGTTTACTAAAATTACTTATTGTAAATATAACACGAAAACCATCAAAAACCTAGTCGTACGTTGTAAACGATGTAAATGTTTGTAAACTTTTTTTGTAAAGAATTTACAAAATGTGAATGGGTTATTCCTACCCTGCCCTGTGAACATGTACACTCCGGAACGTTAAATACACACATAATGACACAGTTCTTTAAATTAGTAGCAGAGCTAGGATTACCAATCGCCGCCACTGTGGGAATGGGTGTGTTCATACTGTTCATCATAAAATACATCCTGAATGGCATAGTAAGCTCGATCAAGTTCATCGAGACTGTGATCTCACAGCTGGACAACAGGGTCAAGACCATGAACAACGACATCCTTAAAATTGACCAAGAGGTCTCCGAGCAACTGGGCATACCCCTAGACACAGACAGGGTGGCCAGGGCGGACGGCAAGACCGATGCTAGGAAAGACTGATGGACATAGTTACACTCATAAACGATTATGGTTTTCCCACTGTGGCTGTTTTCTTCCTGGCGTACTTCGTCTACTTCCTTTGGAAGTTCATAACCACAGAGATCACTCCCAAGCTGAGTTCCACGTCGGCAACGCTGATCAAACTGATCGACAGGGTGCGTATGCTGGACAATGACCTGATCAGACTGCAGACCAAAGTCAAAACTGTCAGAGAGAAGAAAAAGTAGTAGCACTTAAATCCCTTTAAAAAACTGTTAAATATTTGTATGAATTTCACAATGGTAATGCTCGTATGTTTCACTGTGGAAGTCTGCACGGCGCTGTTTGATGACACCCGGTTCAACAGCCATGATGCATGTTATGAATACTCAAGATCCGTGGTGAGCTACATGCAGGAGATGTATCCTGACTCGGCAGGGGAGATACGTTGTTTGACTGGAGAGGAGATGGCAATCTACAAGGAATACATAGACCAGGGTGGCAAACCCCAACTGACCAATCCTGAATCACCAGAACCATCTACAGACATTTAATTATACACAGTCATCGCATCATTTAAATACAAGCATGGATTACCATTGCAATAATAAATTCAAATCCTTACAGGTCCATGTCCAAGGCCGTTTGTTGTACAATTGCCACAGGGCATACCCAGAGCGAGTGAATCTAGAATGGTTAGAGGAAAACCCCGGCAGGCTGTTCCACACGGACACAATGTTGGAAGATCGCAGATTGATGTTGGACAATAAATCATGTGCGTCATGCCATCATGGCTGTTACAAGTATGAGGAACAGGGATTACTGAGTACTAGACTCATAGACTTTGACGGAAAGGAAAAAGTTACTGATCCAAAAAATGAAATGGAACACCTAGGAATCATGCTGTCATCAGACTGCAATCTGGCCTGTGTTTACTGCACTCCAGAATTAAGCACGTCATGGCAAAGGGAAATCACCGAAGGCGGTGAATACAAACTCGGGGAAAACACGATAAAGAACGACAACTTCAGTTTACTCTGGTCTAAAATGAAACAGAAGAGTAGAAGCACGGGAAGTAAATTTTTCTCCTTGTTGCTCAAAGAAATCACTCTAGCAAAAAGTTTGAAGAAAATAAGTGTGCTTGGCGGAGAACCTTTGTTAGCAAACGAACTGGTCGAACTGCTTAAAATTGCACATGACAATCAAATACCTGAAATTGAACTTATCACCGGTCTTGGTGTTAGCACTAGTAGGTTAACTAACCTTTTAGAAAAAACCAAAGGTAAAAAAATGAAGTTTTCCATATCTGCTGAATCAACAAATAAATTCTTTGAATTTATAAGGTACGGCGGTGACTGGACACAGTTCAAAAATAAGATTGATCTGATCAGATCATACATGCATGACATAGATTTCATATCCACAATATCAAATATTTGCCTATTCGATTACCATAATTTCCACAAAGAATTTAAAGACAACGGCCAGATCAAGATCAATGCTATAGGAGAACAACCACATCTGTCTCCACATGTCATGGATGATTTGTCAAAAGAAAAATGCAGACTACACATAGGAAAAATAAGCGACGGTAAACAGCGTGAAATGTTGTATAAGATGCTCGACAAAGAACCTAGTGACAATGAACGAAAAATGCTGGGCTCCTATTTACGCCAACTATCGACCCGTCGTGACACGAACCTCGAGTTCCTACCAAAAAACTTTCTAGAATGGTGCGAAGCCATTGGGTAGATTGACATCCTTGCACTTCTACAGTATAATTGTGTATGATTCACGCGATGATAGATCTGGAGACACTCTCCACAAAACCCAACGCCACAATACTGACCATAGGTGGTGTGAAGTTTGATGCCTACACAAGGGTGGAACCTTCACAGGGCCTGTACCACAGGATTGACGTGGACTCACAGGTGGCCATGGGCAGGGACGTCATGGACGAGACCGTTGAATGGTGGGGCAAACAGGCCGAGGACGTCAGGGAAGAAGCACTGGGTGACGAGGACAGGATCGATCTGAAATACTTCATCAAACAGTTGAACAAATGGTGCGTGGGAGTGGACGTGTTCTGGTGCCAAGGTCCGTTGTTCGATTACGCAATACTACAAAATTTTTACGCACAGATGCAAGTGCCCGTGCCATGGAACTACTGGCAGATCCGAGATTCAAGAACACTGGGCAGTCTTGTTCCACGAGATCCCAACGAGAAGAGGACTGGGCTACACAACGCACTGGATGACTGCTACTTCCAGGCCAGGAAGGTGCAACAGATATTCCAACAGTTGGACATCAGGAATGATCGATATTAAAGCCCTCTACATAAGGATGGCCACACGCACCATGCGGTACTTCAGGTTCGACCTGCAACTGCATTTCTTCTGGTCATTGTTCTTGACATTACTGGCAATATTCTGGTCTCCACTGATATGCCTGGGACTGGTCGCGACTGTGATAAAAGAAGCACTGGACCTCTGGACCAAAGGACACTGGAGTTGGGACGACTTCTGGTGTGGATTCGTTGGTTGGGCCATCGGTGTGTACGTGATAGTGGCAGTCGTATGAAATGGTACTCCATACAGGACCTCTACACCGTAGAAAAATACAAAATTAAGCACAGTAAAACTCCCAAGACACAATGGATACGTTTACCATGTGTGTACAAGATCAAGATAAACTCAAAGGTCGTACACGTGGGCAGGTCCGACACATGCAGGAAACACGGCGGTGCTGAAAAAGTCAGGAAGGCCCTGGTAAATCTTCTAGGACTGTGGGAATACAATCCTTCTGTGACAAAAACAAAGATATGGGATCAAATAAGGTTGCAACATAGACCAAATTCTAGTAATATAAGGATAGGAATACTAGAAACCAATGACATCGGAAAAACCTATCTACAAGAAGCCCTTTGAACCCATAGACAATTACAAAGAATCTACCTGGGTTGGAAACAGCACACCCATATTCGAGGACGAACACACAGCGGTGTTCAAAGATCGATATCCTTGTGTTGACGGACACTTGCTTTTCATAGCAAAGGAAAACACAGCGGAATACATAGGTAAGTCATACAGTCTGGCGTTCCAGTGGGGAAGAGACAGAATCAAGGAAGGCAAGATGGATGGGTTCAACGTGGGACAGAACATCGGCAAGTGTGCAGGGCAGACCATATTCTGGCCACACATACACTTCATACCTAGGAAGGATGGGGACAGCGAGAAACCAGGCGGCATAAGACACGCACACCTGGGAGTGAAACACAAGAATCATTACTGATGAAAACAAAAAAGAAAAAGAAGATCAACGCAGAGCCAATATTCGTTTCTCCCGACGGTGGAGAGACCGTGTACGAACAATTACCAGATGGCAATCGTGTACTGGTGGAACAGTCACAGAAGGCCCAGGACGAAGAACGGGCCTACGAGGAAGCAGAAATGGTGGGAGTGGAAGCCATTGAGCTCCGGAGGAGATACCCCACACTGAAGAAAGCATGGGACAGATATCGTGTCGTGTGGCATCTGCTTTCCAGTAAGCAATGAAATATGATCTAGTGGTAAAAATCAATGATGGTTGTATAAACAGCCATAATTATGAGTATGAAGGACAAAAAGACTCCATTTTGTAAAGTCCCTTTTCTGATAGGATACACGACAGGAAACAATCAATATCGTGATTGTTGTTCTAAACGACCTCGATTGTGTAGTGACCCGGGCCAGGATTTCCAAGAATGGTGGAAAAGCGACGAGCTGAATCAGTTCAGAAAAGAGATGATGGAAACTAAAGAACATCCTCCTGCATGTTCGACATGTGCAATTGCCGAAAAATACGAAGGCAATAATTTTACTAGTCTTAGGACAGCGATCAACAAATGGGACAACACAGATTATGCACACCCAGCCGGCTGGAATATAATTTTTGGAAATACTTGCAACCTAGCATGTTGGAGTTGTAACGAAAGTTCCAGTAGCGTGATATTCCAACACAAAAAAAAAGCAGGGCTGATATCAGGAAAGGACCCATCTGAGAGCAATTTCGAAAAATTCTGGCCTGACTTGAAAAAAAATATTATGAAAAGTTACGAACACCACAAAACAGTGAACCTAACACTGTTAGGTGGTGAGCCGTTGTACAATAAAACTGTGATTGGTTTTTTACAAGAACTAGTAGACATGAATCTTGCCAGCAGAACGAGGTTAGAATTTCACACCAACGGTACTGTTTATCCATATAAAATTTTTCCAAAGGATAAAAAATCTCCATGGCAATATGTTTGCATGTTCATAAGCCTCGATGCGGCCGGGACGTATGCCGAGTGGTTGCGTTACGGATGTAATTGGAGCAAAGTGGACGAAGTAGTGGATTCCCTTATAGCCTCGTCGGATTACACAGAAATACATTGTACCCTAACAGTCTTGAATATCAATCAACTACAGGAGTTGTCTTCTTACGCAGAAAGTAAAAATACCAAGTTACAAATCTCAACAACTGCTAATCCAGATTTCATGGCACTTAAGAACTGGGACTGTCCAAAGGAATCTTTATTGGTAAACAAGCAGTACGACCAATTCCAGATATACTACGATTTGATAGGAACCACCCCTAAAACCGGGTCAAGCGATAGGTTAAAAGACCACATTCGTAAATTTGATGGTATCCGTAAACCCTTGAGTGATTTTGATAAAACATTTGCAAACAAATTAGGGTGGTAGTCATGAAGAGAGTGATACGTACAAACACAACTATTCCAACTTCAATTTTACCAGCAGTGTGCAGGCTTCTGTGTGCGTTTAAAGGGGTGATTAAATAGCATTATGACCAAGTATGTTAGCATAATAGGCAACGGTGAATCGAGGAGAGGTTTTGACATCTCCCCATTGAAATCATTCAGCACGGTGATCGGTTGCAATGCCATCCACAGAGATTTCGTCACGGAATACCTGGTGTGTGCAGACAGACACATGTGTCAACAGGCAGTGAACGCAGTTGGTAAAGGAACAACGATACTCACCAGACAGGACTGGGCAGGGCAATTTGCGAACTGGCCCAACGTGAAAGAATTTCCAAAACTGCCCTACAGCGGAGACAAGAGACAGGACGAACCCTTCCATTGGGGCACAGGACCTTACGCAGGTGTGTTGGGACTGACCTTCAAGCCCAAGGCAATATTCATGATAGGGTTTGACCTACACCCGTTGGAGAAGGACAAGATCAACAACATGTACACGGGTTCCGATGGATACAAGTACATCAAGAGACCAGTTGATCCTTCGTACTGGATCTATCAGTTCCACAAGTTGATGGGATATTCGGATCCAGACACAAGATGGATCGTGGTAAATCATGATCGTTGGGAGATGCCGGAGGAATGGAAAAAACATGGTAACGTTTTCCAGGAGACATACGATGGCATGGCCCGGTTCATCAACAAGCAGTTGACAAAAAAGTAATCTCGTATAAAATCGTTGTATGACTAGACCCATGGTGGAACACCTGATGGTGCAACAACAACTGAGAGCACCACACAAAAAATGGAAACACATGGTGGCTGTCATGTGCCTGAATCTGACCTACAGGAAACACGTAAAGATAATCTTACCAAAACTTTTCAAGAGATATCCCAATCCCAAAGCGTACCTACGTGGCAGATTGAAAACACAACAGGAGATGTTGCGACCACTTGGCATGTGGGAAGTGCGATCCAACAGACTACGCAAGATGACCGAACAGTACCTGTCATGGGACAGGAAGGAAGCCGGTGACCTACACGGCATAGGCAAGTATGGATCGGACAGTTACCAGATATTCTTCCACGATCACATACCACCCAACGTCGAGGACAAGGAACTGAAGAAATACATTGACAAACTGACAGGATAGTTTATAATAGTGATATGTTTGAAAAATACAAGGATGGAGATCTTATCACTCTTAAACTGGCTTCAGGAGAAGAAGTCATTGCAAATTACAAAGGCGGGGCGGACTCTTACATCAGTATAGACAAAGCACTTGTGCTGATGAACGGTCCACAGGGTCTTGCGTTTGGTACATTTTTCTCCACTGCCAATCAGGTTGAAAAGATAGACATATCCAAGACACACGTGATATCCATCGCAATGGTCAACGACAAGATCGAAGGCGAGTACAAGAGGATATTCTCCAAAGTGGTCATTCCTGACAAACCAAAGATCATCATATAATGTCACACTTCGGGAAACACAGCAAGAGCATAGAGACCTTGATCGACGTCACTGAGGCCATGCTACACGTCATGGAAGACAAAGGCATTGATCCAGAGCAGGTGTCCAATAGCGCCGAATTCACTGTTTTGATTCATTTTTTAAAGAGCATCATAGACGGCGAATTAAATATCCCAAACGAGCTGACAGACACCATCAGGGAGAAGTCCGCAGAATTTGGATTTGACATGGACGACATAAAAAAGAGGTTGAACTAATGGCACACTACTCGACCAAGACATACGGACACAACATCGGACTGGCCTGTGTGTTCAGACAGCCCAACGCAGATCACTCGCACTGTCACCTGTTACATGGATACAGCCTGCAGTTCAAATTCACTTTTGGTTGTGAGAAACTAGACGATAAAAATTGGGCAGTGGACTTCGGTGGACTCAAACCCCTGAAGGCATGGTTGGAAGATAACTTTGACCATAAACTTGCACTGGACATGACTGATCCACATCTAGAGAGGTTTAAAGAGCTTGAAGCATTGGATCTAGCAGAGATCAGATTGTTTGATGGTGTGGGCACAGAGAAGTTTGCCGAACACGCCTTCAACTTCGCGAACAATCTAATAACTGTCAAGACGGACGGAAGATGTTGGGTGGAAAGTGTGGAATGTGCAGAACACGGAGCCAACAGTGCCATCTACTCAAAAAAATAAATTCTTATTTGAACTTGTAAGGGTAGCCCTCGATGACAAGGCCTACTACATACAGACCTACGACACACCGTTGGGCAAGAGGTGGATAGAAGCACTGAAAGATAATCTCAAACAAAAGAGGATACTAGAGAAGAACTTCTGCTTCTTGGGATTTGCCGATTCAAAGAGGAATCTAAATCACTTGGTCAAAGAGCTGAACAAGTCAGTAGAACAGATAAACTCATTCACATTCGATCCATCATACGAACAGATACACTTGTTTGTACCAGATAATTTCCAATACAGCAGTGACCTTCCAATAGGAAAAAATAATGATGGAAAACAGCTAGGTTTGAAACTCAAACACGAAGCCTGCAATCTACTGCACAGACACTTCGAGGAATTGCAAGGCACGGCGTGGAACATGTCAGTATACTATAAACAAGCAGATACAGAAACAAAATATGCCATCAGACAACTTAATAATATTTGTCACGAGATCGAAAGCTGGGTGAATTCAGACAGGAAGAAAGCACTTGACCCTGACTGGATCAGGCCTACACAGATAACAACGTTCCTGAACGCACCCAGGTATGATCTTCATGAGGAAGACTTTGAACTGTTCAAGCAGAACAGGTACGACAAGGAAATGGGAGGTGTTTATCTACACTGGTCGCAGGTGGGCAAGACATTATTTGAAGTTTTCAGGGACGAACACGCACCCAAGATGACGGAAGCACTTTGTTCAGAGATCAATCATCAGAAATACTACTCCGGAGAGTTTGATGTTGAATGGGGACAGACTATCACAGAGCAAACACACGACTTCAAGAAAGAGGAGATGGATGAGTACCGTGCATGGCTCAAGGAAAACGATTACGACTGGGAGGATCCCAAGCTGTCACTGGGCTACATCAAGATAGGACAGGTGGACCTGCAGAGGACATTTGGAGCCAGTGCGACCTTCAAGGAAATATATGAGACCATGTCAAACAATTTAAATATAACCAGCATCAAGGCAATGTCCAACAGGACCATCGAGTGTGCATATCCATACACACTGGACAGCGACGATTGGCGACAGATACAAATGGAAGGATTGAAAAGAGGCTATGAATCACGTAGTATGCGTTAAGTGGGGGATCAAGTATCCTTCCCAGTACGCCAATGTGCTCAACAGCATGGTCAAGCGACACACCACTGTGCCGTATCAATTCCATTGTCTTACAGATGATCCTGCAGGATTGGATCCAGAAATAAATGTAATAAAGCTACCAACTGATCCATGGGTCAAATCATGGTGGAGCAAGTTGTGGATGTTCGCACCCGAGATGCCACTGAAGGGCAACATGTTATTTTTTGATCTTGACGTTGTGATATTTGACAACATAGATCCCTTGTTCACTAACCCAGGTAAGTTCAACATAATCAGAGACTTCAACAGGTGCAGGGTCAAGGATTGGAAACTTTCAAACTCCAGCTGTATGCGTTGGGAGGCAGGAACCATGGACTACCTGTGGAACGAATTCAAGGAAAGATCAGCACAGATAATGCAACAGAATCACGGGGATCAGGACTGGATAACCAAGAGGGCCAAGGATGACATCTCATGGTTCCCAGATGAATGGATACGATCCTACAAGTGGGAACTGGTAGGACTCAAGGACACGAAACTGTTAACCAACAAGGACGGCAAGAAATGGTTCAGGGAACCTGTGAAAATATTACCCAACAACAGGGTGGCGGTTTTCCACGGTTCACCCAACCCCATGGAGAGTGCTGACGAGTGGGTGATAAAGAATTGGAAATGACATTTGAAAACAAACACAATTGGCCTCTCGAACACTGGCACATAGAACCTTGTTCGAAGTGCAGTCTTAAATGTCCAAGATGTAGCAGACAAGAAGTTCCAGAAGGACTAACAAACAGAGATCTTTCCTTAGAATGGTTCAAAGAAAACTTCACCGGCAAGCTGTTGACCGATGTTCGGAAACTGACGTTTTGCGGAGATGACGGAGATCCAATATATGCAAAGGATCTGCTGAAGATTCTCACTTGGTTCAGGGAAAACAACAGCACTGTACAGTTCGTGATTGTCACCAACGGCTCATACAAGACAAGAGCATGGTGGGATGAACTAGGAACTATATTAAACGACAAGGATCACATACATTTCTCACTGGATGGGTGGGATCAAGAGTCAAATAACATCTACCGAGTGAACTGTGATTGGCAATCTATCATGCTAGGTGTTGATTCTTTAAAGAACACAAAAGCATTCAAAACATGGGCCGCCATAGCGTTCAAGTTCAACGAGGACAATATAGATCATATGAGGGACACCGCAAAACTGTTGAACTTTGACAGTTTCCAATTGACATTAAGCACGAAGTTCAATAAAAATTATCCAAGTTATCCCGTAAACGATCCATTGCAACCCAGCGATAGATACATCGCCGCCGGTAGATTTACCAGGACTGCAACACAACTCTCTGAAAAGAGATGGACAGACAACTGCCTTGATATTTTCACTAAAAGGTTTTACAATGTAGACCCGGAACAGAAATCAATTATTCCGTTGTGCATGATCGGGAACAAAGGACTTTACATCAACGCCAAAGGCGAGTTCAAACCTTGTTGTTGGACGGGCTTGAGGTACGAGCATAACAAGGATATATTTGATTACATCGATTTTGATAACACATTGACAGAAGTGTTAGACGATCGTAAGTGGACAGAGTTTTTTAGCGACATGTCTGCGGTCAAGGAATGCGGGGAGAAATGTTCTGCGAAAAAATGGACATTAGAACATGCAACAAATTGGTAATAAAAAGTACGGCAAAGTAAAAGTGAAGAAGACCAGTCCAAGGATGGACGAGGTACCCGAAGACTGTGGTTACATGCAACATTTTGAATTCAACGTTGATATGAACAGCAACGGTGTCATGGCTGAGTGCATAAATTGGTGCCAACTGAATTGCGAAGGCAGATGGGGTTGGTGGTTCGAGCCCGCGGGGGAGATAGAGAATCCTGCGAACCACTGGGAGGACCAGAACGCATACATGAGCTTTGAACGTAAACGAGATGCCACGAAATTCTGGATGGCAGTAGGAATCCAGAACAGTGGCAACAAATAGGGATAATTAATAGTATGAAACCATTCGAAATAACAGAAGAAGCGAAGAACCAGATAGAAAAATTGCTTGGGAAGAATCCAGACAAGTACGCAGTGAGCCTGGCGGTGTTAGGTGGTGGTTGTGCAGGATTCAAATACGACTGGGGTTTCGCAGACACAAAAGAAAGTGTAGCAGATGGCGATCACACAGAAGACTGGCAAACAGGTAAATTTGTCGTGGATGAGACTTCCATGATGTATGTGATAGGAACAAAGATCGATTTCGTTGAAGAAACATTCGGTTCACAGTTCGAGATAAGCAATCCCAACTCAACAGCATCTTGTGGTTGTGGAGAATCGTTTGGTGTGTAATGGACACAGCGTTCATAATAGGCAACGGTGAGTCAAGGAATATTTTCCCAATAGAGAGTTTAAAAGGTAAAGGTGTGGTGTATGGTTGCAATGCAATCTACAGGGATCATCCTATGTTGTGTGATCACATCGTTGGAGTCAGTCCCGAAATGCACGAGGAACTGGCCAAGTGGCACAACGGTGGCAAGGAGTCACCGCAGATACACGGAATCGATGACATCAGTTCGTGGAACTACATCTGCGAGGGTGATGGAGAGATGGACGTGCCCGAGGGCTTGAAGATATACAGGACATGGCGTGGTGGCGACATCAAGAAGGGTGGCCGGATCAAGACCAATGACTTCTCCCAGGCGAGGGGATCTGGGTGCAGTGCCGTGTTGATGGCCGCCGAGTCTGGAATTAAAAATATTGTGATAATGGCGTTCGACATATTGGGAGCCCAACAATGGGAAATGGAAACACCCAGCAGGATACAGAACAACATCTACAAGAATTCAATCAACTACCCAGACAGGGACAGCATGAAGGCGTACCTCAAGTACGAATGGATGTATCAATTGAGGCAGACTTTTCGTAAGTTTCCAAACACCAACTTCCATTTCATCAATCGCAAGGAATACATAGAGGGCAATCCGTTCCTGCGTTGGTACTTCGACCAACCAAATATAAAGTGTGGCATCTACGCTGACCTGCAGAGATGGATCACGGGTTCTCGTGATGACATCCGATGGAAACAATTATAGGGTCTTGGTACTACTAGCGTCCAGCTGATACACCTTACGCATCTTGACACCCACTGCCTGTGCGAACTTCTTGTAATCACATCCACTGCACACATGCTTGTAATCATTTGAGGCACGTCCAGGATCCACCTTGCTCTTGGGTCTCATGAATGTCTCCGAACAGGCATCGCATTTGAACACATAGATCAGGTTCTTCCTGTGATAATTGTGCATCGTACCCAGTTTGCTCTCCCTCTTGTACAATCTCATTGTTTTTAGGGTTTCTATGAACATATTATTATTTAATAAATACGAGTATCATATTATGGCAAGATTAACGATAGACACAGGAACAGCAGGAAATCCGGCGACAGGCGATACACTACGTACCGCTATGACCAAGGTCAACGCCAATTTCAACGAATTGTACGATTCGGACCTGTTGGCACTGGTCGGTGGACTTATAAAAACACAGACAACCAATGGCGACATCAAACTCCAACCAAACGGCACGGGAGTAGTGGAAGTTGATCGTATACTTTTCTCAGGTGACGACATAACATCTTTGGTCACTAACGGTTCCATCAACATCACGGCCAATGGCACGGGCAGTGTCGGCATAGAGAGTATCAGTTTCAAAGACAATGTTATAAGTGCAAGTGACTCGACTCTGATCACTATACAGGACGGTTTCACTATAGGACTGGGTGGCATCGCCATCACAGGAATCCTAGACGAAGACAGCATGAGCTCAGACAGTGCTTCTGTACTGGCAACACAACAATCTATCAAAGCATATGTGGACACACAAGATGCCGCTGTTGCTTCAGACACTTTAACATTCACTAACAAAACATTTGATGCAGAAGGCACAGGCAATGCCCTATCAAATGTGGACGTGGCAAATTTAAAATCAGGTGTGTTAGACACTGACATCAGTTCTGTATCAGGCAGTGATGACACAATCGCTTCTGCAAAAGCAATCAAGACCTATGTTGATGCACAGATAACATCAACAAATACATTGACAGTTGCAGACGACAGTTCAACAACAATAGATGTAGACCTAGAAAGCACACTTTCAGTTGCAGGTGCTACAGGTATTTCAACATCAGTATCAGGACAGACCTTGACAATCACTGGACCAAATTTAAGTTCATATTTACAAAACACAGGAACACAGACAATAGACAATCTTACATTCAATGACAACATCATTGGCTCGAGTTCAAACGCAGACATAAACATCAGTCCGGGTGGTACGGGAAACGTTGCAGTGGCTAGACCACTAGTAATGGCTTCGTTCACGACGACACAGAGAGATGCACTCACTGCCGCGAATGGGATGATGATATACAACACCACTACTAACCAGTTCGAGGGTTACGAGAATGGTGCATGGATCAGCCTAAAAGCAGACACGGCTGACGCAGGATAATAAATGGCCCAGGAATTAATCAACCTTGGAGCACTGGCCGATGATGGCACGGGTGACACTATCAGGGCAACCGGCATCAAGATCAACAACAACTTCACCGAGCTATACGCACTACCGTTCGCCCAGACATCATTGGGACTTGTTGAAAATGAAATCAGTACAACACAGTCAAACGCAGACATAGTGCTGAAACCATCCGGAACGGGTGGCATACTGTTTCCAGCGATCAGGATCAACGACAACAACATAGAAGGCACGAGGACCAACGAGGACCTAATATTGAGGGCCAACGGATCTGGTTCATTGGTCGTAGACGGAATAGGAATATCAGGCACTTCAATAACTGCAATTGACTCGTCCATAGTGAACATCAACGAGAACTTGATAGTGGACGGCACACTGACCACGACGGGCAACGTGACAGTCTCTGGGACAGTAGGTAGTAGTACAGGTTCTGGGATAGGCACGATTACGCTGGCCAATGGATCGATAACAGACTCATCGGGTGCCATAAGTTTTGGCAACGAGAACGTTACAACAACAGCAACCTCTCTTGCAATAAACAACACACTGACTGTGGCCAATGGATCGATAACAGACTCATCGGGTGCCATAAGTTTTGGCAACGAGAACGTTACGACGACAGGTACAATAGCCGGAGGTACA